ATAGCCCGTGATGTAGCGGATTATCGCGCTCTGAGCTTCATTTAAGCTGTTGTAGCCCTTCGTCGGTACCCATTCGGTCTTCAGGCTCCGGAAGAAGCGCTCCATTGGCGCGTTATCCCAGCAGTTACCCCGACGACTCATGCTCTGCTTTATCTGGCAACGCCACAGGGCCTGCCGGTACTGGCGGCTGGTATAGTGGCTGCCCTGGTCGCTGTGGAACATCACACCTGTTGGCTGCCCACGAAGCTCCCGGGCCATCTGCAACGCCTTGACCGTCAGCGCCGAGTCCGGTGACGTCGACATGGCCCAGCCCACCGGTTTACGGGCGAACAGATCCAGCACCACCGCCAGATAAGCCCAGCATTTGCCCGTCCAGATGTAGGTAACGTCACCGCACCAGACCTTGTCCGGCGCGGTCACCGCGAACTGGCGGTCAAGATGGTTCGGGATTTCAACGTGTTCATTGCCACCGCGTTTGTATTTGTGAGCGGGAACCTGGCAACTGGAGATGCCCAGCTCTTTCATCATTTTACCTGCCAGCCAGCGGCCCATTTTTACGCCAGAGTTACTGGTTACAAGAGTGGCGATGCTTCTGGCGCCGGCAGAGCCGCAACTGGCGTTCCAGGCCTCCATGACCTGGCTGCGTTTAGTCACGCGCTCCCCGTCGGGCTCACTGTCCGAAGCCTGCCAGTGCCTGTAGCTGCTGCGATGTACCTTAAAGGTCCGGCACAGGGTCGTAACCGGGTATCGCGCCCTTAGCCTGTCGACTACCGTGAACCGTTGAGTGAGTCCGACATTAAGAGCGCCGTAGCCTTTTTTAGGATTTCGTTCTCCATTTCAAGGCGTTGTATTTTTTTCTTCATCTCACGCAGCCCGAGCTGCTCAGGCGTGAGCGGAAGTCCTGCTGGCGTTTTACCCTGCCGCTCCAGCCTGAGTTTATTGACCCAGCGAGTGAGAGCGGAATGGCTGACATTAACCGCTTCAGCGGCCTTAACAAATGTGTAGCCGTGGTCGACAACCAGTTTTGCTGCTTCGAGCTTAAATTCAGCCGTGAAATGTTTAGCCATGTGATCACCTGTCGTATTGTGGAGGTGAGCCTATCACCTCCGATCAGGTGGCCAGTATCAGTGTGCCACTACACCCTCCCGGGTGGCAACAATGGACTACAATAAAGATATTTTTCGCATCCTTATGTCCTTCGTTCTCATGCTGGTGTGCTGCATATCTTCAAACCAAACCCTCATTTTATAAGCGACACATCCCATTCACCCCTGCAATCCTATACAAACAGCCTGAGCACGCGTCACTCTTTTAGTAGCGACGTACTTAGTCAATTGATCGTTTAAAACGATCGATTTCACACCATCGATCGTTAAGAGTAATTAATGTGATATTGATCGTTTTTGCGGCTGCGCTTAAGTGGCATCATTTATTGGTGAATCGTAGCAAAAGGATTTCACTGATGGAGATGAGATATTTAACGGAGAAGATTCAGAGAGAAATTCTGACAGCGCTGGCAATTGCCTACCCCGACCCACTGACCGGCAGGCAGTATTTCACAGTTTTTGGTGCATATAGCGAGTCAGAAATGGCTGAGAACGTTAATGCTCTGATTAGGCGGGGGCTTGTAAGGAAAGAGGCGGTACGCAGTTGTGGCGGGGTTAATTTTCTGAGGCTTGCTGAACTAACACTTACTTTTGAAGAATTTCTAAATGTCAACACGCCAGACTGAATAAACACAATTTTAACACCAAAGAGTTATGTTAACAGATTGATTGCTCACTGTTGAGAATGACTATTGATGCTTCATATAATTAAAAGCAACTTTAAGGTTATCATCTCATGACTGACTGTCTCTTATCGTCAAAACTACAACAAGATATTATTAAGGCATTGAACATTTTTCGTCCTGATGCCATGACGGCGCAGCAATTTATGAGTTGCTTTGGTGATGTTGATGATTTTGTCATGCTGGCCAGTGTTGAAGATCTCATCAGACAGGGTTTAATTCATCCTGACGCCATCAGGTGTTGTTTGGGAGAGCAGTTTTTATGGCTGCCTCGATTGAGGCTGCTGAGCAACGAACATGAGGCAGCAGATGATAAATGAGTTATTTAATATAAGGAAGCCGCAGTAATGAAAACCAGTTTTTCTGACAAATCCCAGTGGGGCATTATGGAGTGTTTATTCCGTATTTACCCTCGAACTATGACAGAGGCAGAAGTCTGTAAGGAGTTTGGATCACTTTCAAATAAAGGCCTGATAGCCAATATCCGTCAGCTCATATCTGAAGGTATCGTGGAAAGCAGCGCGATAGTAAAAATAATGGGAAGGCATACTGTTTCCCCTGCTGGTCTGAAGTTAACCCGCGATGGCACGAGACTGGTAAGAAATTCATTGCGCAATAGCCATACAGAGTGAAAACTTATCACATCGTGTTCAGATGAGCAGAGAAAAGATATGAAATATTTAGCCGCAATAGTCCTGACGTACATCCTCAGCGCCTGCAGTTCAGCACCAGCACAGTCTGAAAGCGCTGCAGACCATTACTGCCATGAACGGGGCGGCAGACTGATTTTTGAAAAGCAGCTGTTCGGAGAGACTGGATACTGCCTTCTGCCAGATGGCACAAGAATCGAACGCTGGAGGCTCTATCTCAGACACCGTATTTTACCCTGAAGTTGCACATCATCATCGCAGAAGAGCGAGCTGATGATAAATTGCATAAAGCAAAGCTGCATAAAGGCAAAACCACCCTGCCACCATCAGCCTGAACGTTTTCTTTTTCATAATATATAACCATACGAGTAAATGTAGTCTGCAAACCACGCAGATAAGTACCATATGAATATGCAATAGGTTAAAACGCCTACGGACAGCTTTAATATTTCTTTTGGTTTGAGTTTGAACATGCTCACATTATACGTGAACATTTATCAACCGCGACAGAACAGCATTAAAATTTCTTTGCAAGATTAAATAGCATCATTCATTTTGCAGCTTGTGAGCTTAATTTGATTTAGATCAACTAATCAAAATGCGAAGACTCATTCGTTTACCTAATGTTGCTATTGGCCATTGCATAATCCCTTTCGTGAGTGCGACCTCACTGATGTAATCATGCTTTTTAATCGGATTTCGATAACGCCCGTTGTGTGGGCGTTCTTTTTTTCGGTGGAGTTTAAGCGTTTGAGGTGATTCCTGTTTGTTCACGTGTTGCCCCTTTAGCCTTAATGGCTGCCACCGCTTTTATAGGCGTTTCGGCTGGCAGCCTTCTTTTCAGCATCACACCTAAGATTTTTTCTGCATCATCCTCGCTCTTGCTCACTGAGAATTACTGTCTCCATCGCAGCATCAGACCGACATCAGTTAGCGGCCGCGGCTCTTCTTCACATATCTGAAAAGTGCACTTCTTAACCCTGGTTAAAACTGGCGCTATGCGCGCGCAGCACTTACAGAGTGTTGTGGTATAAGATTTGCTCAGCCTGACTTGCCTGCTTTTGCAGGCATTTTTTTCACTCAGGTACTGGCTGTTCCGGCCACACTATCGCGTTATATCCAGCCTCATCACTAACGCTACTAAGATCCAGCTTGCGTAGCGCTTTGGCGTACTTCGTCCACTCAATCATGCTGACTTTGTCGTCATCGTCGAGAATGCCTGCATTCAACTCTCTTTCCCAGGGTGCCATTGTATCGCTGGCGCCGCTGAGAAGTTTCTGGCGCTGCTGTTCGGCGCGGGCCTGCCACTCTACGGCTGTATAGGTGCGCGGCACGATGCTTTTGCCGTCGAACATCCAGTTGCCGTCAATATCCAGTCCTTCCGGCACTTCAGATGCGGTGATTTCGGCGACTGAGTTGCCTACAGGCCATAGCGTTGATACATCGTAGCTTGTGGAGGCAACAATACCAGCCCTGGTGAATACGAATTTCAGTGACTTATCGTCAAATAATTTCTGGGACTCATACCAGTCACGGCCTTCACAGTCTTTCAGGAACAGTACTGATTTACCGGCAATAATCTCAGCGTTATAAATCTCAAAATCTCTGAGAATAATCATTAAGCCAATCCTATCGTCATCCAGTTGCCATTAACGAGAATTTGCTCAGCAGCATACAAAATTCCCATATTTGCTACGTTAGAGCTGCCGTTATTTCGGGCACCAATCACCACGCAGCCTGCCGGTACCTGTAGCCCGGCCCCACCGCCGACGGTCGCTGCAGCCCACTGAGCCGATGCCTGCCGCGAACTGTTTACGAAGTTCTGATATACCCAGTTTCTTACATCATTTATCTGCGCAGCAATCCGGTTGTTAACCCAGCCATTATTGTTATTAATTCGTGAATCTATCTGACCGGCAACCCAGTTACTGAGATATCCGCCCCATACCGGGCCGTAGATGTTACCGTCAGACGGGATAAACGCGCCGCCTGCATAGACTGAGCCGGGCGATCTGATTGTGCCGTCATTGCGGAACTGGAATGAATGTACGCTGCTGTAACCGTCTACGAGGATTTCAGCGTATGCGTAATTACCGACGACTTCTACCATGCGCAAACACGCACTGGCGCCGTCCTTAAAATCGACGTCGCCACCGCGTCCCTTTATACATGAACGGAACATGGGTGCATAAATGGCTTGTCCAGCTCCCGCAGTTTTAACAGCGGAAATGACGGTAACGCTGGCTTCTTCGTTGAGATCACCGCCGCTCATCGGGTAAGCACCGGTCTGGGCGGCTGTAGGGGGATTGGCCGTTGTGAACAGCTCGCCTTCATCTGACGAGTCTACAGTTGCGTGTAATTTGCCATCTTCAGCCCAGTCCAGATAGATGCGGTGATTACCGGAGGAATGCAGGCCGCCATTTGCCTGAACAGCACTGATATCCCCTGGCGTAAGTGTTACTGCACCTTTATCATTCGGCAGAACCTTGTTCACGCTTCGCACCAGCCCCTGATCCAGCGAATAAACCTTCACCGGGTTGATGATGCTGAAAAAAGTCTTGCTCCTGTCCAGCAGGCAGGCAATGGGAATATCGGCAGTAATATCACCGGCTTCAAGCTCGGCTTTATTGCCCTTATAAAGCGGGAACGTGCCCAGCACCTTACCGCCGATCACCAGCTGCAGTGTGGCTGCACCGGTATTTGTCAGCGCCGGTATGACAATGATCGGCGTTCTGAACTCCCAGTCTGTGGCGTTATTCAGAAAAAACGTCCCGGGCAGCTGTATGGCCAGCGCATTCTCCGATCCACCGGCAATGGCTGCTGTGTACTGGCCTGCCTGTAACTGTTCGGCCTGCACAAAACCGTTCTCAGAACCCCGCGTGGCGAAGTTGGCCACGGCGTCGTTAAGCGACCAGCCTCTGGCCGTTGTGCCCTCCCTTCCGCGCACAACCGTCAGTACGTCGCCCTTAACCGCCGTCAGATGGCAGATTTCACGGGCCGTCTGACCGGAATTGGTCAGCGTGATGATCGCGTATATGTTCTGAGGGTTTGATGGGTTTTCATATTCAGCCGTCAGCAGCGCGGCAAACATCGCGCCCTGGTCTGGCATCACGGTGAGGGTTGTCTGTATCGATGTGACGTTTTCGGCCAGCGCCGACACGACATTATTTCCAAAGCCCGTAATCATTGTGTTACTGCCTCTGCTTCGTAAGAATAAATAAACGGCAAATTCACCAGCTGTGTGTTAATTGCCTTAACCAGAAATTCGCCCACGCCATCCCCGTATTCCGGAATTTTCAGCGTAAATGTCCCTGCGCTGCTGGTCACGCTGACGTCAAAGGTATTCTGCAGCTGCGGATCCGCGCCGCCGGAGCCGTGAACAAACCGGGCGATGCGACGTTTCAGCCATTCAACCGAAAACTGAAAGCCATCGCCTTTGTAGAAATTCCAGGTCAGGATCCGTTTGAAATACTCGTCGGGAAGGTGCTGGAAGGTGCCGGGGTGAAAGTTCTTCATCCGGGCATACGCCACTTCGTCATATTCGGCCGTGTCATAAGGGCCTTCTGCTACTGTGGCCGTTGAGGTCTGCAACAACGGTCTTTCTGCGTCGTAGATGCCTTTAGCTACCCAGTCGAGCAGGTTTCCGGTAACCAGCGATGAGGTCCAGCAGGGAAGATAGAGGTTGTTAAACGCCGTCAGGTATTGCCGGGCAATCGTGTTATAAGCATTAAAAAATGCCACCACATAAGGATCGTCGCGATACTGGACGAAGGGGTAAGCGGGAATAATTTTATCAACTGGCTTCATACTGTCTGACCGCTATCTGGCTGGAGTCCGTGGCGAAATAACCGTATTCATCGCCTGAAACCAGGCCGGTGTGATCGTCCGGTTTTACCACCTTTCCGTTTACCGTGACTTCAATATCGATATAGGAAACCCTGTCCTCACTGACTATCCCGGCAACAGCCGTCAGGAACAGCTTCTGTATCCGGTAAATGCTCACCGTCTCACCGACGGCGATCCCGTCGATGTAGTCCACCATGACGGGGATAACGGCAGCACTTATCGTCTCGTCTGAAAAATCCACCAGCGTTGCGTTCCAGATGATAAGGATGCCCAGGGCCTGAGATATCGGATTGATGAAAGGAATGGTGTAGCTGTCCGGATAGCTGGTTATCGTCGAGGTAATAACCGTCGGTTTGTGGCCAGACGGATCATTAACGTCGCCCGTCAGCACGGAGATGTCAGGAACGGCCTGATAAATGGCGAAAGCCACTTCATAGGGATCGCCGCCGCCCACGATAACGGCCCACTGCGAGGTATTGACCTTACGGTACGACACCCGCGCAGATACAACGCCGTCCACCTTCGCCAGCAGAGCCTTAAGCAGATCGGGTACGCCCTGCACCGTCACCATGCCTGACTGCATAACCCGCGACCGGTACTCAGATTCACTCTGCGCCTCGAGTCCGGGCGTGCCAGCATCAACATTGGTACAGGTCAGTTTCTGTGTAAAGGGCACCGAGGTGATGACCTGGGTCACTGAGCCTGCCGGCACGGCCCATGTGCCGCTGCTCACCGCCAGGCAATACACCGCACCTGTCTGGCCGGACGCCGGAATGATGGTATTCGCCTGCACCGTGTACTGGTAGTTTCCGTCTGATACCACCATCCCCTTTGGCACGACGAAGCCCGGCAGGCCGGAGAAATGCACACAGACCGAGGTGTTTGAGCCCGCGCCTTTATCAACGCCATAAATACCGCCCAGCTGGTTCAGCAGCGGCACATTTGCGCCATAGGGCGTGACCGAATTAATCGCATCGACCATAGCCTGATCGATAAGCGCCAGCGCACCCGTGGCCGTGCTGGCCAGATCCGTGATGAGAGCGGGCGGCAGATTCGCGGTGAAATCCGGAACCTCCGCAGAGACATTTGCGATAAGTTTTGAAAGGAGTGTCTGAGGCGGCGTCGGCTGTGCGCCCGCCTCAGTCACTGTAACGGGTAAGTCGGACATGTTGACTCCAGAAAAAACACCCGGGCGGGTGTCAGATTTGGTTAACGTTTCGGGTGCTGATCAGACGGCAATGTCGCCCCGCCATGACACGCCGTTATTAAAAATCACGCTGATGCTATACGTCGGCCGGTCGGTACCGGCTGCCTTTGTAATGCTCAGGGACGCAAAATAACCGGCGAACTGCTGCTGAACCATGTTCACGTAGTAATCCGGGTAGACCTGGCTGACAATGCATTGCTGCGCCGGGATGCCGTACTGTGCATAAAACGGTGACTCACCCAGCCCCAGTTTCAGGGTCTGAATGAGCGTCGTCAGCCAGCCATACGAAAAATCACCGCTAGCGTCCGATTCCACCGCCACCCATTTTTTACCGCCCTTTCCGTCCGGCACGCGGCCCCACGTTCTCATTTCGGCGCTCCTGACGTTCTGGTGCTGTCACCCGACTCGACCTGCTCAACGTCGTGCTCATGCGTGGCACCGATGTTGACGCCGTTGTGCTTCAGGCCATCGGCTGACAGCTCGAGCGTCTGGCCGGCGACCGTGAAGGTTATCCTGTCGCTGCTGATCGCCACCGATGCCGTGCCGTCAGTCGTCCTGATCAGTGCACCGCCCGGACCATACAGCGTGACTTTGTCAGGGTCGGCCACCGACCAGTTGCTGTTACCCAGCGGCATGAAGTACAGCGCCGTCAGTGAGGGTGGCAGCGACATATCGGCCATGCCGGTACCGAGACCTGACACACTGCGCAGCGAGACATCGGCGGGCACGGTGACGCCCTTATCTCCTTTTTGTATGGGAAAGCGAAGGTACTCAAAACCCGCCACCGGCACGGTGATCTCCTGCAGCTGAATGGCACCCGGCAGAATATCGAACTGAACCGTGACCACTGCGCCGTCCACGCTCACCACATGGCAGGGCAGCGCCCGCCCCTGCAGCGCGGCATGATCCTCAATGCGCGTTGTGGTCGCGTTCGCCAGTGAGGCCAGAAAAGGAAATTTTTGTGCGTTGCTCACGCTGATTTACCTCCTGAGGTTGCAAGTGTCCCGATCGCCTCGAATATCGTTACCCAGGCCTCACCAGAAGCATTTGTGAATTCGCCAACGTGACGCGCTGAGGTGATAATGAAGTTACCCGAAAAGTTCAGCTTTCCGCGCTGGGCGGAGAAGGCTTCGGACGTGTTGACCGACAGAAGTGACGCGGAGCCATTCACCAGGCTGTCAGGCAGGGTAACGGTATCACCCACCATCATGTCGCCACGCAGGGGCGTTTTAAACGACACCCTGTTGATGCCAATCCACGTCGGCTGTCCGATCAGCTCATCGGCGTCGATTGTCCTGGCGCCGCTGGCGGTCAGGTTATCGAAAAACCGGATCACCCCTTTCTGCATAACCAGGCTGATGCCGCTGTAATTTTCCTCACTGATAAGCCCGAGTGAGGCGCTTCTCATCGCGACAGCCAGCTGTGACGGGCGGTTATAAACGCCTTTCCAGGCTTCCGGCAGCACCAGTTTGTCACTGATGCGGATATCCAGCGTTGCGTCCGGATAGGCCGCGCTGAGCGCCCTGCTCAGAACGTCACTCAGCTTTTCGCCTTTTTTCCCGTCGATCGTAATGTTAAGCGCCTTCCCGCTTTTGTCGGTCAGAAGCCCCGGATTGATGATGAGATTCAGCGACTGGTTAACGCCCTGCCAGTTGCCGTAGGGATTAAAGACCTTTCCCTGTAGCAGGATCCCCTGCTGCTCCGGACGCTCCAGCGGCAGACCACCGGAAAAGCCCCCGTAAAGGGTCACGTTCGCGCCGAAAAGATTAACGCTCTGCGACAGCGCAGCCATGGGCAGCCCGTAGATGGCCAGCATGGTGCCGCCGGTCGCCACGTCAGGTGAGGTGATGTAGATGTCGAAAATAATATTCAGTGCGCCCGCCGGGCTTTCCGTGCTGACAAAGGGGCCGATAGTATTACCTGACGCATCCGCAATGGGCCTGCCCGCGCTGTCCGTGATATCCAGCTCGTAATAGCGCATTCAGTCCGCCTCAAACTGCTGCGTGCTGTCCCGGAACACCAGTTTTCCGGGTGACAGGGACAGCGCCAGATTAATGTCAAAGCCGTCCGGAGACGCCACCAGCGGCACATACGTAATCACGGCATTCTGGCCATCCTTCAGCTGGAGATAATACCGCCGCGCATAGTGGTTCCAGGGAACCGAACCGAAAACCGGGCTGCCGCCAACGGTGGCCCTGAACGTAAACGGCTGGCTGACCGGAGGCCTGAACGCGATGTAGGTTGTCACAATCCAAACTCCTGTTGCAGTTGCTGCATCACGCCCGACCAGGACAGACCGTCCGTTTTTGCGCCGGTACTGAATTTATTCATCAGGTTACCCAGCGTGGCATCCAGCTGTGAGACGGTAAGCAACGGCTGCTCAAACTCCAGTGACCAGGAATACTGCACCTGCTTGTTCTGGGGTGAAAAGCCGGAGTTATCAGCCATGCTGCGCAGCAGGCAGCCGGTGTAAATAAAGGACGGGGTAAGCAGGGTATAGCTGCCGCCGCTCTGGTTGTGCCTGTCCAGCGCCAGCTTTAACGCCATGAACGTCATGGTCTTATTCGCATAGCCGGATTTGGTCGATGCAGGGCGCAGCATCTGCATGATGATTTTATTGGGTTTCTGAACAACGGCGTTTGCCGCCGTGGCTTGGTTATAAAAAGGGAAACTCCCGATATCCTGCTGTATCAGCGTCGTGCCGGCCATCGGCATAAACCGCGTTGAGTTGTCGGCCAGCTCGCCGTGCAGCGCACCGTCAAGGATGCTCAGGCCCTCGGTAAAAACGGCGATGGGCAGCGTGCCGCCGGGAATATCTGCGGCGATGCCGTCAGTGAGCAGGATCGGGGACACCTCAAAGGCCAGCCGCCAGGCCTGCCCGAAAAAGTTGAGAGACATTCTCCCTCCGTGTTAGTGCGGGATGTACTGTGACTGCGCAGAGGCGCTGATATCAGAACCGGGACGCTGATTAACATCGAGCTGCACCACCACGCGCTGATCCTTGTTCCCGTGCAGATGCTGCTCTGCAACGCGCAGGCGATCATACAAACCGGCATGCTGCTCTTTTCCATCGCCGATTTTTGGCAGTAGCGCTTCCAGATATTTGACGGTTTCCAGCTTCATGTTCAGGTTACCGTTCCTGTCTACAGCTTTGTTTCCCCCGTTATACTGCGCAAGAGTCTGGGCAAGATCACCATGATAGCGCTGCAGGTTGTCCTTAAGATAACGGCCAGCAGCAGCAGTCGATTTTTCGGGGTCAAAGCGTCCTGCCTCTGTAAGTCCATAACGCGCCGCTGTGTCTTTTGTGAACTGAAATAGCCCTGCTGCCCCGGTACCGCTGACCGCTGACGTATTCCACCTTGACTCGACTCCGGCAATAGCCGAAAGCATTCCGGCTGGTAATCCTGCGCGGTAATTAGCGTCTGCTACATGACTTTTCAACACGTTCAGCGCATGACGATCGTTTGGGTTTACCTGGCGGGGCGTGCTCGCTGCCGCCGCTTCAGCATCAGCCTTATTTTTCCGGGCATTGGCGACCGCGCGAGTGCGCATGGGTGTCAGCGCAGAATTATCAAAAATTACTGCAGCGGCGTGACCGACAGCTTTTGTCATGTCCCACGGCGTTGCATAGGTGCCCATGATGAGATTCCCCAGCGCCTGACTGTTCGTCTCGGGTCCTGCGGGCTGATCCGTCCTTTTCGCGTCATCGTCTTTACCTGTCAGCTTATCAAACCAGTGGATGGCATCCCTGACGGCGCTGGCGATATCCCTGATATCTTTCTCAAAATCTGACAGGTCTTTCTGAAAGTCTGGGCCAGAGAGCCAGGCACCCAGCCTTTCCAGACCGTCCGCTACCGTGTCAAAAACGGCTTTTCCGTTGCCCCCCTTCAGGAAACGCTCAATATCCGTGGTCAGCTCGTCGGCCAGTTCGCCAATCGGTTTATTCAGTCTGGCCAGCACGGAAAGAAAAGTGTTACCGACACGATCGGCGTCATTCGACAGGCTGCCGCTCAGATCCTGAAAACTCCGCTGCGTGCCCGCGCCCATGTCCCTGTCGAGCTGCTGAGACTGTACCCTGAACATGGCATTCAGGCGGTTCATGTCCCCTGAGTTTGCCGCTATCTGGTTAGCGGTGTTGACGTCAATCATGCCGCCCAGCCCCATGCTCTGCAGCACGGCCTGAGACACGCCGGTCTTTTTATAGTCCCTGAGCAGTGACGCTGCACGCGACAGAAACGCGGGCAGATTTGCGCCCGCGCCCTCCTCAGGATTGATCCCGAGAGAGAGCAGACCGGCATAGGCCGGGTCCTGCGGGTTATTCTGCGCGTCAGTCAGCCCCTGAATAATGCTGCCGGTGCCGGAAAAGCGGGTGCCGTAGACATTCTGCGCAGCCTGCATCTGGCCGGTGGTCATGTTATTGCCCTGCGCGGTGCGGTACTGCGTGGCAACGTGGCGGGCCATGACGTCATAACCAAACAGCCCGCCGGTGCTGAGTAATCCCAGGCGGGCTGACCAGCGAACGGTTGAAGAGAACAGCCCCTTCAGCAGCTTCTGGGTTGTATCGAGGGTTTTATTGACTAATCCGAACGTTTTCAGCGTGCGCTGTGCGGATTTGTCCAGCCCGCCCAGAAGCTTACTGATTTCACGGCCCCACGGCGCTGTAGCGGTGCCAGGGGATACCGGTTTTTTATCCGGAACGGATGGCAAGCCGCCCGGCGAGACCACCGGTTTGCCGCCCGGCCCGACCTGCAGGGCGGACTGGAATTTACGGACCACCTCCTCCATCCGCTTCAGCCGTGATTCATCGATACTGATATCAAGCACGGGACGCGCATTATCCGCCATTAAAAATCCCTCGCGGTTTGCATTTCAGCAGTTCGCGAAGCTGCGCGGCCGTGCGCAGCTCCAGCCCGCTCTGCCTGAATAACTCGCCGAACCCTATACCGGTAGCGTATCCGAGGAGATCGCTGACGACGTGCTCTCCGTCCCGCCAGTACTCCCGCCGGGCTTCGATATCGGCAATGATGCTGTCCAGTCCGTAACATTCAGCGATGTAATCTGACTGTTCCAGAGTCCAGCCACGCTCACCATCAGCGCCTGCGCCTGATCCGGTTTGTTTATCGCTGAGACGCATGTAAAAAAAACCAGCTCACCGATAACGTCATCCAGATCGACGATCCCTTTTTCCAGTGCAACCTCCAGCGGCTGGTTATCCCAGCCCCTGCCGTCAGTAGGGTACACGAGGTTCGACAGGCGGATAATCTCGTTAACCAGGGTGTTGCGCACGCCGCTTTCGCCCTCCCAGATATTCATATCGCCGGCGATCTTTTCCAGCAGCAGATAAGCCACGCGTGGCCCGGCGACAACGCCCAGCCCTTCGCTGAAAATGGAGGCAAAAACTTTACTCAGGATGAAAAAATGCTGGCGGTAGACCTCCTTTGAAATCGGTGTGCTGTGCACCCAGCACATACCGCTTTCGGTCTCCACTTCCGCAATCAGGTTCATGTTTCGGGCTATTTTCATCACAGATCCCACATATCAGAGTTGGTGTAATAAATACCGGTCAGGGTGATCAGCAGTCCCGGACCGCCCCCCGCAAACGTCATGTCGCCGCAGGAAGAAATCGAGGTGTTGGACAGGTCGAAATCCCCGAAGGTGCTGCTGTCGGTGTACAGCCGGCAGTCGCCCAGCACGCCGTCTTTCTCATAACGCGCCTTGAACTGTGCGGCCAGTGCCTGACTGCGCACCAGATGGATTCGGGCCTGCGCCATCATGTAGGGCTGCGGCGACTGAACAACGCCGGTCATGGTTGGCAGGGGTTCTACGATGTTTCCCTGAAACGCAATCTCAATGCCCTCTTTCGCCAGGTAGGACGCCGACACGTTAAGCTCCGGCACGTCGCTGAATTTAATGCTGGCACGGACGCGATTGAGCATGCCCTGCTTAATTTTTGGATTTGTAGCCACGGATCATCCCTCAGGAAAGCTGCATGGTGACGTTGATGTTGAACACAATTTCGGTAAAACCGCGCATCGGCGTATAGGTGGCAGAGAAACCGGCGTAGCGACCCGCTTTATAATCTGTAGGGTTATCTGTCGTGTAGGTTTTAAAGCGGATGGCATTAACCACGGGTGCGCCGTTGACCAGGCCGTAGCTGACGCCGGTATTGAACACGCCCTGTGCGACCTGCTGCAGCCTGTCAATACCATCCTGGCTGTAGTACAGCGGGTTAATCGGATTATTGCTGCCGTTAATAATGGCGTTGGCCAGCATCAGATCGATGTTAATCTGCACCCAGTCGACGGAATACCAGTAGGTCATGTCGTTACCGTCGCAGGTGACGCCTTTTTTCAGGATCGCATTTGAAATCCCGCCCTCTGCACCGGTATCGACATAGTTGATACTGTTTTTTTCAAGCGTAGTGGTAACGGAAGACTTCGCCGCTGTGGCGGTCATGCCCTGCAGGAAGCGAAACGCCATTGGCGGCACCTTGTTCACCTCAGACGGGCTTGGCGACACAAAATTCCACATCACGGCCGCTGCGGTCAGCTCGTCCGGATAATTCTCGCCTGAGCAGGCCACAACCGACTTGATACCGCTGTACGGATTATCGGGACCGTCAGTGGTCACAAAGAAGTAGAGCATCGACTCATCCGACGTATGCAGCTTCGCCAGCGCGATAAAGTCTTTTACGCCATCCCAGCTGCCGGGCACCAGACAGGCGTACATCCGCATGGCCGGATCGTTAATCCAGGCCTTCAGCGCGGCAACTTCTTCTTCAGGCTTGTCATCAAAATAACCCAGCTCGATGAGATACAGCCCGTTGGTGCTGCCCTGCGCAAAATAGTCATCCGCTGCGGTAACCAGCTCACTGCTGCTGCCTATAGTGAACGTACCGGTTTCGGTGGGCTGCGCTTTGGGCGCGGTCTTAACTGACCAGGTCAGCGTGCGCCGGTCCTCCAGCGTGGCCTCGAACGTCCCGTTCCAGGATGAAGGTGAGCACCCCGACACCGTAATGCTGAATACGCTGCCCGTATCCCGATCCAGTTCAGTGTCTGCCGGCAGCGTCAGAATAATGTCAGCACCCGATGTGGTTGCCTCATAGTCGAGATTATCGATAGCAACAGCCAGCGCGTCGGTCATGTCCGATGCCTGCGTCAGCAGCACCGGCTTGTCTTTCTCCAGCGCGGTTGCGCCAAATGACAGCACGGCCGCCCGCTGCTGTAGTCCGGAAGGCGTGGCGCTGAGCGTCTGTGATACGTTTACCGTTACGATACGGGTACTCATTATTTAACCTCATAATTAACTATGGCTTTTTTGATCAGCTGATGTGACACATCCAGCGCGGTTGACTGGTAGTAATTGATGTCGAAATCGACAAACTTCTGACGGGCCAGAACGCCCAGCTCGACCTGGCTGCGCTTTCCGTCCATCACAACCGGTATGTTCGTTATGCCGAACGCCTCATCTTCAAGCGCGGTCTGCACCACGTAATCGACGAACTGCAGCGCCTGGCCGTTGGTCAGGCCAAAGAGCGTAAGCCGCACTTCATCCGACACATGCTGGCACCGGACGTCATAGTGCGGCGCACTCTGCAGCGGCGTCGTTGTGCGCACATCGGCCACGATGTAAGGCGGACGGAGGTTTGACGGTGAAAGAAAAGACGGATAGACCGTTGCGAACCGGTTCAGCGAAAGCCAGATGGGGATGCTGTTTGAGAGGATCTGCTCGTCGGAGATGTCCTCCGCTTTCTCGATGATCTGTGTCCGCATGGTAGGCAGAATGGCGGTACCGCGATAATGAAATATCCCCGCCTGCGTATAGCGGCTCTCCATGCGCGAAAAGGCAAACTGCACGCCGTCGTATTCACCAAAATAAACGGTGTCCGGATCGACAGTATTCAGGTTTTCGGCCTGCTCAAGCGGCGTAAAAATAACGTTATTGATGGCACCCGACGCGGCCTCAGACTGTTCCGCGACGACCTGTCTGTGCAAGCTGCCGGATATCTGTCTGGTGACCGGTAATCCTGTTTTTTTCTGCTCCTCCTCCGTCAGAATCGCCGCGTTAACCCAGTACACAAAACCGTCCAGCGGCAGTACTTTCCGGACGTAAAGCCGGAACGTGATTTGCTGACTGGATGAGATGGTTTCAACGGCGGACTGCAGGACGGAGGAGAGATGAGAACCGGTGTTTTCGGCTATTTCATCAAGTCTGGGCATCGTTTTCTATCCAGGCGGTAAAGGAAGATTTGAACAGGCCACCATCAATGAAGGAAGGGCGGCGCGGCCCCTGGTGTTGTTTCAGGCGCGTATTGATACCCAGCTCAGCGGCCAGAGTCGGTACACCATCAACGCTCAGCCCTGCCATTTCCTCCTGCTCAAGAAAAATATTGAACTGGCGAATGCTGTCGCCCAGCAGTACGGTTTCCCCCGCCGGTGCGCCATAGCGCAGATGGTTGATGATTTCGTTCGCGACCGCCGTGCCTGCTTCCTGAATGATGGCGTCCTGATGCTGCTTCCAGAAATGGGTGAACAGCCCGTACTCCTCCTCAAGAATATTCGCCACCTCAAAGGTGGTGGCGGAGGTATTACCGTAGTCATACTGCATATCAACCACGCCAAGACAGATTTTCATGGTGTGTACCCCCAGAGCGGCCCCAGTTCCATCAGTACGGCCAGCGCCGCCCGTCCATACGGGTCCTGCATCAGCATCAGGTCGGCCAGCGTCAGATTGCTCAGGGCATTGCTGACGGTGACAGAGCCTGATGTACCCTGATCAGCCGCAGAGGTGGTGATCCCCGCGATGTAATTTCCAATACCGAGTTTTTTACGCTGATCGGCAAAGTAAGTGGACGGTGGCGTGTCACCGGCATAATTCAGCAGCAGTGACGCGGCCAGGTTGTAAACCGTCGTCGCCCATACGACGGGCAGTCGCTCCAGTCCGGTATGCTGCGGCATCAGCTCCAGCGCAGAGCCGAAACAGCACGCCAGCGCCGGATCATCGTCAGCAATCGCTGACTCAGGAACGCCCATGCCCGCCCGGACGAACCGGAGAAATCCGGCCAGTGTCGGGCGTAGTCCCATTATTTTTTCACCTGGATTTTTTTATCGACTTTGGTCGCGTTGGGCTGGTCCTGATCGATAGCTTCGCCCTTGATTTCCATCTGGATACCGTCACCCAGCGGCTTTTCACCGCTCTGGATCACCGCCGTTTCGACAGCATTGTTCAGGGCTACCGCGCTGACTTCGAGGATCTGCTGCGACATGTCGTCGAGGTTTTCCGTTTTCTGTTCGGCATTCTGAATAATCTGGTTGCTGCTGAGCGGCTTTTCGAGCTCATAACAGATGCCGGAGAAGTTTTTATCTGTCTTATCGCGGTGCTGGAAACCGTAGGGTTCATGCTGGCTGATGATGTGATAAATCACGTCCTCCGGCTGGTCGATCATGTGCTGGCGGCCTGCCGGAATGGTGACGCCAAATGACTGTGTTTTTTCCGGTAGCTTATAGTTGAAGGTATGGGCCTGACGGGAGCAGTTGGCAATAAACAGTTTCATGAAAATACCTCATTAAAAAAGGGAGTCTGCGCTCCCTTCGTTATCGTTCAGCCCGGATCAGGCATATTTTGCGGAAAGCAGCGTCACGCCCTCGGCACGGAAGTTCCAGCCGGGGGTTGAGCGCATGGTGTAAAGCGTGGTGAGGCCACCATCCGGCATCGGGGACGGTACTTCAGTCGGCGCGGCAACGTCGCAGAACATCACGTTTACCGCCTGCTGATTCGGGGTCAGAGTGGCAAAGATGTTGGTGTTGATGTCGTGCCGGGCTTCCGGTACCGCGATTTCCGGGTTGGTGATAACGATGAGATCCGTACCGCCAGCCCCCTTACCGATAAGGGTGTCGTCCTGGCAGAAAACCACGTCATCACCCGAGGCACCTTTGGCAATATCTTTCACCATGGTGCCCACGGTGGCGGTACCGCCACCGGCACGCTGATAGCTGGTCAGCTGAACCACGCCCGTCCACTCCAGCGCCTTCATGAACCGCTGCGGACACAGAATAACGGTAGTCAGCGGCTGGCCCAGCAGCAGCATTCGCGTTTTCTGATCGGCAATCAGGCCCAGAACGAACTTCGCCATCTCGCCGGAATCCCAGGTGGTGTAGGCGTCATTCCCTTGGCTGTCTTTTCCCAGATTCAGGGTCGTGGCGTTGGGGGAGTTGGTTACGCCTTCATTATTTGATGCCTGCACGCCATACAACAGCATGCTGCGCATCTGTTGCGCGTGCCCCTGACGGTTAGCCAGGCGCAGACCTTCCACCAGCGAATAACCCCAGCGGCTGGCGGCGTCCGTATCGAGATAGCTGTACTGTGAACGGGTCGAGATACGGTACGTTTTCATCTGATCATAGCCGCCGGTGATGCTGGCAGATGGCAGCTGAGCGGGCAGTGACTGGCCAACGTGCGCCTGCGTCGTGGCACGCAGGTATTTCTGGTAAACCACCAGGTCGCCTGAACTGATTTTTACAGTGGGTGCGCCGCCGGCGAGAATTTCAAATGCGCCTGACGCCATGCTGTACTGCATGGCAATTTCGGGCAGCACCATGGAAGGTGAAACGGTAGTAATAGCGGGTGCAAAAGCGCTCATCGCTGACTCCTTAAATTAAAAACAGGCCGCATGACTTGTCGAATTCCCAGACAACGCTGCCGCTGTCCTCTTTTTTCACTGTCAGGTTGCCGCTGTTGGACACCATCAGCAGCTTAATGCTGACCGTGGGGTTGTCAGAGGTTGAGCTGGACAGGAGATCAATCATGTTGGTTTTGATGTTCCAGACGAACTCTTTGCCACCGTCAACAGCCGTATCACCGTCGGCCAGCGCGGCGACTTCGGCGCTGATCGGCAGCGGAATACGCGCCAGAGAACCGATGCGGAAGTAATGAACCGATCCGCCCGCCAGATAAAGCGGCACCGGGTTACCGGCAGTAGTGATGCCGTGATATGCCTGGTTGACCACGGAAAAGGCGTTACAGGCTTTGGCCGTTGCCTTTTTAAGCGTGGACCCGGCAACGCTGACGGCAGGATTTGAGATGCACTCAATCAGGCCGACGCCGCCCCAGACAGGCGAATCCAGTTTTTCATCCAGCACGCCAGAGCACAGCTGCAGGCGAACCGCCGGATCATCCCATGCGTCACCCTGCGTCATGCCACGGGATTCAACGTTGAACAGACCCGTGGTGGTGCCTTGGGTTTTGAACGGTTCGAAATTGATGGAATTAACGGCCATTGTTAAGGCTCCCCTGAGTATTGATTCTTTCCAGCACGCGGCCGGGCGTTTTGAACGTGCTCAGCCAGACATTCGGATCACCAAAATATTCGGTGATACGACGTCCGGCTTCATCACTGCGTACACGCTTGTGCAGCTGGCCCTGCGTATTATTGACTTCATTATCGATGGCCTTACGCGCTTCGCTGTAGATAGCCTCTTCAAGCACGGAAAGCGTGGCTGAGTCAGCGATCGCACGGATATTAACGTCAGCGTGTTTTGGTGAGTGCTTTTGCATGGCCACCAGCGCACGCTTACGGAAATCCAGCGCCTTTTCGCCAGAGAACGGCTCCGGTGCACGCTTGCCCACGGCGGAATAAGCTGCATCCGCCCGGGACTGCGCCTCACCCATCGCCTGGTCATTGCGCTCTTTATCTTCCGCAGCCGCCGCTTCATCAGCTTTACGCTGTTCCTCTTCAGCAGCATCCGCTTTGGCTTTATCCTCAGCCTTTTTCTGCGCTTCAGCTTCATCGGCCTTACGCTGCTCTTCTTCTGCAGCATCCGCCTTGGCCTTTTCCGCCTCATCGGCTTTTTCCTTAGCCTCTTTTTTCTCTGCTTCTTCAGCATCAGCACGGGCTTTAATTCCGTTCTCCAGCGAATCCATGCGTGCCGTCAGGGTCTGAACCCCCTGATTAATGCCACCCAGCGCATCGCCAATGGCTTTGGCGAGCAGGCTTTCGAGCTGTTTCTCATCCATATCTAAGTCACCTGTTTTATTTGAAACTTCAATCCCGGCGGGGATTCTGTCTTTGTCCCACACACCCAGCGAACCGCGCGCCTCTGTTACCAGGGCGATGTGGTCGATCAGGAAGGGCACGCCCTCTATCAGAAAATTGGTGTCGCCCTCCTGTACCTCTACACTGCCGGATGCGTTGTTGAACACGACTGACGGGCTTGTGGAAACCTTCTCCGTGACAATCTGATCAACAATGTCCCGGATATAGACCCGGCACACCGCCCAGATCTCATCGCCCCGGATATAAGGCAGCATCACTGAACCGACGATGCGCTCAATAAAGTCATCTTCGGTCAGTGTTGCTCTATCAGGGTGATTGGCGATAACCGGCAGGCCGTTACAGCGCTGCAGGAATTCATCGTTGAGATAAATTTTCGGATCCCGCCACACGTGTTCTTTGAGGCCGGTCCGGTAAGCCAGGCCGGTGCCGGTGATGCGCAGGTTTACCAGCCACATATTGGAAAATTTAACCGGCGATGGCGTGGTGCCGTCCCGTATCCGCTGTGCCAGCTCAAGCTCTGTTAAATTCACGTTTTCCCTTCTCCGTTAAAAACTCATCCGGCAGCTGCTGTGGCGCGTAAACCGGCATCACCTGGCAGCTGCAAAAAACCTCCTCGCCCGCGGCGGTAATTTCGTCGTAAAAACCGTGGACAGGCTTTATCAGCCCCTGCTCCAGGGCCCAGGAATCCCTGACCAGATAAGTCAGCTCATCGCGTTCTTTGTGGTCCTTACGGTACTGATAACCCGGTCGACGCCAGTTTGAATGCCAGCGAAACGCGATGGCGCCGCCCTGTATGGCGACCAGGTATTTCACGTTGCTGGCCAGCTTGTGGCCCTGATCAATCGCCACCCGACGGCTGATGAAATCGAGGTCACTGACCGACTTCTGCATTTCAGCTTTACGGGCGCGTTTGTCAGTCTCACTCACCCCGTCTGGCGGGATGGATGACACCCAGCCCTGAAAGCGCTGCACCGTGCGCTCAATGGCCTGTTCCCGGTTCAGCTTTATCAGGTTCGCACTGGCGAATATGCGCCGGTCCAGCTCCTTACGAAGCCCTGGCCTGATTTTATCGAGGGTTATTTTCGTGGGGCCGTCTGGCGGCTGGTCCCGTAGTGCGCCACCGTCAAGAACGAGGCGGCGATAGATGGCGGTGAGGTGTTTTCGGGCTACGGTATCATCTGGCGCTTCCCGCTGCGCTGCTACGCGCAGGCGACGGCTCCAGCTCAGTAGTGACTTTTCACTGTCCCAGCCCGACTCAACATAGTGGTTGATCGCAGCGGTCAGAACCTCATACAGGCTCTGCGGCTTCCTCTTTTTCACCGCCCGGCTGGATGACTTCATTCTGTCGCTCCGGTGGCGTTGGTGGCGTGTAGTTAGCGAGCGAATCCACGTTGATGATGAGTGGCATATCGCCGTAGGTCTGCGTACTGCTGACAATGGAGGCCAGCCATTCAGCCAGCACCGCTCTGTTTTCCGGGTCCAGCGTCGGTGACATGCCCGAATAGAGTGCTGTGGCCTGCTGGATCACCTTACTGTCGGACTCCCGCCGTTTATCCGGCGACTCCTCCACCAGCTCCTGCCACTTCGCGCTGAATTCACGCCGCCACTGGTAAAAGGTGGTTTTATAGTCCTCGGTGATGATGTCCGGATAGTCGCCCTTCAGTGCGTTGAAAAAATCCTCGTTCCAGGCGATGTACTGGACCAGCTTTTCGAAATAGTCCATCACCGGCTCAATCTGCTGGCGCACCCCATCAATGTACTGGCTGATTGCCTTTGAATCTTCCGCGCCGTCGCTCCAGCCTTTAGAGAACGCCTCCTCTTTAATGAGGATGGCCGGAACGTCGCTGCCGGAAGCAATATCCGAGATGATGTTGTCCCGCGCAGCATTCAGCGCCCCATCGATGTTTTGCAGGTTCAGCGACTCGATGCTGTCCTTTTCGCCGATGCTGATCACCCCACCGGTGCGGGCGATTTTGACCATCGCCCGTTTTGCGGATGACGCCATTTGTTTGATCCCATTCATGAGGGAACCATTCTGAACCGTCTTTGCCACCAGCACGCCTGCCTTCTGGCTGACCAGGTCGTTGGCCTCCATTGTCCCGATATAGGATTTCATGGGGTACAGGACGCGCTGGAATACGCTTCTGCCGGTAAAACCAAACGTCGAGTTCTGAAATTTCAGGTAGATGGGTGTGCCGTGAAATATTTTCAGCGTCCGAGAGGGGTGCCAGCTTTTGCCCGAAATTTTGAGCGTATTGTTAGGTTTCTGAAAATAGCGGCTGTTGGGATTCTGGTCAGTCACCATCGAACCCGCCGTATTAAGCGGATCCCAGACGTTGATATAAACGTCCTCCTCCTGCAGGCCAAACTGCGTCAGCGGCTGGCTGCAGGGATGATTGCCTGTACCGACGCCAATGGCCGCCGCCCCGTAACAGCGCGATATAAAGAAGAAGTTTTTAATGTGCTCGTTAATGTTCATCCTTTCCCACGTTTCACTGAACTGTCTGACGACACGCTCATCGGGATCGGTTTCAACGTTATACTGGCGGGGTTTGCACATCGCCATGTTGATGGGCTTCTCCACCAGCTTCCCGCCGAGCGGGTGAAATTGCCAGAGTAACTTGCACAGGTCATAACCCGCATCGTCTCCGGGCTTAATTTCATCACCCTGGAGAATTTCGGCCAGCCCGGCCCCCATATTGCTGTTGAGCTGAATTTCTGCCATTACAGAAGTCCCTGTTTACAGTGCCTCGTAGTTCCCGAACGCGATGATCAGGCCGTACGTGTAGCAGTCGAAAAGATCATCAGCGCGTTTATGCGCTTTCGGGTCGGCCAGATGGAAACCGGCAATCTGGCGCCAGAGGTGGTTAGCGGTCTTTTTCTTGAACTCGACCGTTTTATCGAAAGCGGGTCTGGCAATTTTCGCCTTTTCCTGCCAGTGGTGACCGGACGCCAGAACTGCCCTTTCGTCTTTCCCCTTGGACGTCAATACCGATTTAATGGGCTTCATATCCCATTCTTCGGTTTCGGCTTTCTGATTAAGGATGGCGCCCATTGCAGCATCCTCCATGAAAACACCCTGGCTCCCATGACGGGGGCGGCAAATCTTCGCCAGCCGTTCGAGGTTGTCGTAAACACCCGGCATGTATTCCGGGAGCAAAGACGCTTTAATCTGCGTCACATCCCAGTCAATGATGGTCAGCCGCGGCTCTGAGTAGGTTTCTTCATAAGCGAAGTAAACGAACCCGGTACCGTCGTTTTCGGTACCGCCTTTCAGCGCGGTATCGGCCACAGCGAAAATCATGTCGCAGGTGGTAGGCATCTCAACAGGCAGGCCATCCACCAGCAGCTTATTAACGTCCAGCAACGCCTCTTTCGACCAATCAATAAATTTGGCCAGAAACTCCTGTTGCCATACGCGGGGATCTGTCGTCCTCTCTATCTCCGCCAGTTCATCTGCAGGAAGATGGGGATTTGATGAAGATGGCGCGTGATGTTCATGAAATCCGTGTACCGGGTCATTACAAATGGCGTAGAAAAAGTTCTGATCGTTAATGCCGTCAGGAGTGGAAAATACCCAGGCGCGGCCACGATAATCCACCAGCGTTGGCTTGATAGCGCGGGGCCAGATTTCTTCCAGCATTTCCGGTGATTTGGTAAATGCTGCTTCGTCGATCAGCACGCAATGGTATTTACGTCCACGCCCCGCCAGTTTGTTATCGTCTGTAACCCAGAAGTCTATCTTGCCGCCATTCTTCAGCAGGATTCGCTTTTCACTGCGTGACTGCGTTTTAATCAGCGGCTTAAGGTATTCAACCAGTTCATCAAAGATTTCCTGATATTGCCGATATTGCGCGGTAAAGATCCCCACTCGCCCGGCTATCGACCTCTTTGTTCCCGGTATGACGAATTTATTGGTGACATAGCTCACGGCTATATCCACCAGCATCACGGTTTTGCCCCAGCGACGTCCGCAGCGAATAGCGTTGTACCGGTGCTCAGAACCTTCCGTCCAGACACGAAGTTGCTCGGAATGTAATTCCGGTAAGAAAATTTCCGCCACGATACACCCTGATTATTCAGCGCCTGGTGGCTTCAGCGAATTGTGAATAATGATCTGCTCGTTACCGTTCGCCCCATTGCGGAGGTTTTCGATTTCGGCTTTGATTTTTTCGTTGCTCAGGCGGACACGTTCGATTTCAAGCAACCGAAGTTCTCTTTCCTGCTCGCTGGAGGCCAGATTGTGGAAAGCTGCGAGGTTTTTCAGGGCAGCATCCTGATCACGCGTTATCACCTCAATACCGAATTTGGTCTGCTTCACCCCGGCAATCAGACGTCGCGCCGGACCGATAACGTCCCTGGTATCCATCAGATGAACATCAGGAATGCCCTCACCGGCACATTTAGGGCAGTCAGGGTTCGGATCGTCATTCTGAACAAACCCCAATCCCCCGTATTCAGGCTGCGGCTTACTCTCCTTCGACGCTTTCTCGGCCGCTTTATCGAACTCCTCAATGTCCCGCCACTGATAGAGGAAGTTTTCACCCCAGCAGTGACGGCAACAGACACGACGCAGCTGAGATATTTCACCCGGGTCTGCGATTGCTATTTCATGCCAGTGCCTGAGGATTTCCTGAGCGCTTAATATCGCCTGCTCACTCAGCTGTCCAATGCCCTGGTTAATAGCACGCGCAACAGCGGGCTTTCGATAGAGCATCCTTGCGGCTCGATTTCCGCCTGTATATCCCGCTTCACGGTAAGCTGTATATTTGTCACGGCATTCGAGATATCGGGCGACAAACACCTGCTCACTCTCAGAGAGATCTGCGCAAAAACCGGAAGTTTTTGGATCCCGCTTTGCGCAATTTTTTACTGCCTTCGCCTTTCCCTTTCCCTTTCCCTTTCCCTTTCCCTGTGCTGCCGGGGCTTTATCAGGATTTTGCGCAACTATCTGCGCAGTTTTTTTTTGCGCATTTTGCGCAGATGGCTTTTTTATGTAGCGACGCGCTGATGCATAATTCAGCCCCTGCGCCTCACACCAGTCTTTCGGGGAGATACCGGTTTTTGCATGTGCGGACAGGAACCGTTGCTGAAGTTCGCCCCAGTCCGGCTTTGCCATACAGAACAATCCTCTGGTTCGGAAAATATGCTGCCGGGGATAATGGATACCGATACCAGCTGAAACAGAATATCTGACCTGTTCAGGTGGCTGGCCAGCAGCACATTACAGAATTTTATAAATTGCCGGTCTTTCCCGGCCGTCCGTCTGAACCCGACACCCTTTTTACTCGCGGAGCATAGGCGGTTGCCGTCACAGACTGCGGATGTTATTTGCCCCACCGCCCGCCGGGGTTGTCGTAATCTTCATCGGGCGCACTGCATGAATGCGCCCTGTGCTGATTACTCAGCGGTTTCTTCACCGCCATGCTTGTACTGCAGGTTGTCGGCGTAGGCCTGAAACCTCAGCGGTAAAGTCTGCCTTCGCGTCAGCGGCTACCTGCTCCGCAAGCGCTTTAGCCACCACGCCTGACTCGTCGCTGAACGCGGCGGCCACCTTATCGAAGTTGTCACCCAGTGACGCTTTTACCGAGTCTTCGTCGACCAGGGTGAGGTGACTGACGAACTCGGTTACCGCACCGGTGATTTCATCATCAGATGGCGCAGTGTAGGTCTGCTCGACGATCGCACTGATAACGGCGGCGCTGCGAAGGGTGACGAGGGCTTTTTTCTGGATGTTGCTTGCCTGAATAGACATGATCTTATCCTTATGGAATAGAGAGATTAGGCGTTTCAGCCAGTGAATGAGGCGCATTGTTGACCCCGCACTGAGGGCACAAAAAAGCCCCACATAAGTGAGGCTCTGTTATTTAAGGCATTCGGTCTGCACGTACTCCTGCAGATACTTCAGCTTTTCCCGATCGCGGATGATGCCGGCGCGGATGTCGAGAACGTTTCGTCGAGAATCTCCAGCGAGTTCGACGGCGGTTCCATCGCCCAGGCGGCCGGTTGCTGACGCTGAGCCGGTACCGGGCACGGGGCATTTTGCGTGGACGTACATGCGGCGAGTACCAGCGGCAAGCTGGCGGCGAAGAGCATCATTCTGAGATTCGGCAGCACTGAGCGCCTCCGTGTGGGTTTTATCGAGCGTGGCCAGCTGCTGCTGGTGCTGGTTGATGTCGGTGATAGTGGCGGCCTGCTGTCTGGCTACTTTCTGTGACTGCTGTGCAGTGGTGCGCCAGGCTACCGCTTTATCGTGGTAGTGGTCAGCGGCCCAGGCGAGCAAGAGAGCGGCAGCGAATAGGGCAGCGATGATATATTTTGTCATGCCCGTCACCTGCCCTTACCGCAGGCATCTGTACGCTTTCGCTTTGGCTGGTATTTGGTCGCCCACGCCTTCGCGATACTGAGGCAGTCGTCAAACATTTTACTCTTGCCGCTGGCTGAAGCTGAGCGGTGGTAATGCGCCACCGCCTCACGCGCTCCGATGTGTGCCACTTCGACATCAAAGCCCTGCTTCACCAGTTCAGAGATAACGTTCTTCTCAATGAACCGGACTGGTGTCATGCTGAAAACTCCCCCAGGTCAGGAATCTGAACCTGCGACAATTCGGCGATAACTTTTTCAACAGCACGGATCTTCTTCAGGTGCCGTTTACGAATTGTCATATTAGAACTACCAGGTCGTCCGAACGTCTCAAGAGACCATTCATTCGCTCTGGCGAGGCGATTCTGCATTTCGCTAAGAGTTACCCCTTTCAAGCTATCCATATCCAGCAGTGCTGGATTCGGTTGCGCCTCTTTTTCGATCAGGTCAAGCAACCATTTGCGCAGGGACTTGGCTACCTTTGTGTCTGCAAGCATCCCGAGAAGATGAGCGCCGCGAGAAGAGAAAATCCTCGTGCGATTGTGCTGCAAGTCATTGTTTTTATTGCGGGAGGTCACAGTGACCACCCGCGTCATTTCAGCACTGAACTCATCCTTGTTCCTGTTGTACAGGCGGTTTATCGATTTTTCATCAGCGTACTCCAGCAACTCAGCCATATTACTGCTGGTGAACCAGATTTTGCCGTCGCCATTATCGAATGTGGCGATTTCGTGATCTTTAAACTGCAATGAGGTTTGCATGGTGTTTTCCTTCAAAAAAGAGACCTCTGCTCACCAGAACGGCCATACCTGAGCGCACCATGCTGCGATGGCGTTCTCAGAGGTCGCTTTTGTGAAAGATCTCAGGGCTTACGTTTTGCGCGGTGAGTGCGCGGGGGTTTACTACGGGTACAAAAAAGCCCCGCATCAGCGAGGCTCAGGGTGTTTTTGTATGAAATGCAGAATATTGTGTTATGCGATCGCGGGAACCGGGCGCACTTTTCAGCAGATTATGCTGACAGAAACAACGCTTTTTCCGCTGCCCTGCGCTTAACCAGCCCCGGTAACTTCCGATCGCCAGCATTAACCCAGCGATCGAACTCAGCAGCGGCACCAGCATAGTCGCCGGCATTCAGCTTTTTCAGCAGCGTTGAACCGACAAAATTGCCTGAGCCCAGGTTGAAAGTGAACGATACCAGCGCATCGAACTGGTTTTGATTGAGATGCGTTTTTACATTCGCCCCAATCGTCAGTTCTGCTACCAGGCAATCCTCTTTCAGCCAGGCTTCGGCCTGCTCAGGTGTGCAGGTATCGCCCTCTTTGACGTTGTGCGTGTGACCGTAACCAATGGTCAGCACACCAGCCGGGCAGCGGTAGGCTCTGGTTTTCAGTCCTTCGAACCGCTTAATCAGGTCGAGGCCGGTTTGACTTGTCTTCATCTTCTTTTTCCTTTTGCTCATCCATGCCTGTGCGTCGGTAAACCAGCGCCAGCGCAATGTCACGGAGCCGGTCAGCTCCCACAAAACCCACCAGCCCACCGACGAATGCACCGGCGTTCGGCGGGAGGCCGAAATACTCCAGCATGGCGGAAAGCGAAAGTGCGAACAGGCCGCATATCAGCGCACCGGTGATGGTGTAAAGGCGCGGTTTTCCCGCGCGGATGTCATTCAGCGCCGATATGGTCAGCGCAGCGCCTGCCGCATAGACAGAGGGCAGATAGGTCGCAATCCATTTCAAGGTCTGATTCGCTATATCGGGCAGATGGTTGTCGTTCATATTGCCTCCGCCCGCATGGCGGCAGATGAAAATGAAAAAGCCACGTGCAAGCCGTGCGCAGGGTGCGCGGTAAGGTGCTGGTCGTGGCTTTGGTTATAAATTAACTGGTTGTTTTGAATCTTTCTCAAGAAAGCGCCGGCGGTTCTCAGCGATAATCAGCGCCATGGCGAGTCCCTTTACAGCGACGTCCCAGCCCTGGCGACCCTGCGCGACAGCGAATTTTCGCTCTATCGCGTTCAGAGAATCTGCTACAGATTCTGCAATACAGTTTTCATAATCACTGACCAGTTCAGATAAGGAAGTAGACATGTTTACCCTTAGACAAATTTGCCCCCACTGCGCGCGCGAGGTCAATTTTCGTTTATACAGTATTAGTGAATACAGGCATCGCCTGCCTGCACCGGCAGGAGCCGTGAATAGTGGACCATCTGTACAGGTGCGGTCTTATTCTCAAGACACCCCGGTTGAAGCATACGGGGTTTCGACCTGTCCGGAATGCGAGTCTCCCATTCTGGTGAGGTTTTCATGTGGGTACGGCCAGCTTCAATTGTGTAAAACCTCAGGCACTCAGAGTGAATGGCGTTACAGCGGCGAACCACCTAAAATCATCGATACTTTTCCCAGGCCACAGATGCCAGACGACTCCCCCTGGTACCCGGATGAAATAAGAGAAATCTTCATCGAGCTGCAGGAGGATGTTCAGCGAGACCGTAGCCCGGCTCGCATCATCGTAGGATGCCGGAGCGTCATGGAGGTCGCCTTAAGAAAGCTGGGATATGAAAAAGGCAATCTGCTGTCCCGGATTGAGATGGCAAGAAACGACGGCATTCTCACTGAGTCCATGAAAGACTGGGCTCATCGTGTGCGCATAAATGGTAATGAAGCGGTTCATGAATTGAGTGCGTCACATGAACAAGCGAAGGAACTTGTTGCTTACATCAGGTTATTTCTGGAGATTGCATTTGTGCTGCCGAAGCGCGTAGACAGTGAAATGAGTAAAAATCCTGTAGCCTGATTACAGGTCAGGCGCTCTCCCATCTGAGCTAAACCGGCGAATTCTGGTTATAAAAAAGGCCCACCGCGAGGTGCGCCTTTGGCTGCTTACTATTGTGCCGTCAGGAGTTGCTGCGGTGCCGGTTGCTGGCCGGTGAGGCGGAGAAGTCATTACCCGCCCCGCTCTTCGACATCTGCTCCATTGACTTAAGCTCACCGCTCAGATGAATTCACCGCAGCAGGGCTGTTATATCGCCCTATGCGTCAACTTAAGGTCAACATCTGAATTTTATGTTTGTGCCGAAACGTAAAAACCCGCTCAGGGCGGGTTTGTTATAGCTATGACAACATATCAGAATTGCGCTAAATATGGCTTATTTCGTTGCATTTTGCAATAGCGTCCATTCAATCTCTTCAGGAAGTACTTCACAATGGTGGTAAAGAGTGTGCTGCAACGCATCTATGTCCAGCTCGTTAAACGCACGTTTGAAGTTGGCCCAATGAGGCGCGTAGACGCGAAGCCATGTTGAAGGATTTACGCTCATCAACCTGGCCAACGCCGCCCCGGCGTACTCTTTGTATGTGTCATTGTTTCGAGTGGCTGCTATGTCTTGCGCTGCAAGCCAGATCAACGAAATTAGCCGCTTCTTAGTTTTATTCAGTAGACCTGGCGGCAGATATTTTTGATATCCGTTCCAGATTACCTCACATATGATGGTCTGATACTTAAACGTCAGATCGAAGCCGTAACAATACTTAAGCCACGCCTGCTCATGCTCTGGCAGGAAATTAACTGCGCGGCGCCACGATGCAGCTGCAAACTCATAATCATTTATCGGTGGTAGAGGCCTGCGGCGACTTCGCGTCTCAAGCACATATAGCGCCGTATTCTCAGCCTTTACCGTGCGGGTACCGCCCTTCCCGTCTTCCAGCTCTACTACATGCACTGGTCTGCGTGGGTTGCGATTTTTATCTGCCAGCGGGTTTTCGCTGAACGCCTGCAGCTGACCTTTCGTTTTGCCTGAGGTATCCATCAGCGCGCGCGTGAGTTCAAGTCTTGCATAGTTAAGTAAGTTCTCGTCCATTAAATAAAGCCCTCGCGTCGCCAGATTGCCTGAGTTCGTAAAACTCCCTCGGCGTGCATCAATCTCAGCTCGTCGCGGTTGTAGTCATTGGTTTTAGTTCGTCCATCGATTACATCGTGGCAGCCACTACAGGCAATAGCCGCCTGCTCGTCATCTGGCTTACAGCCAGTTCCACAGGTTCCAGCCATACGGTAATGCGCAAGCACACTCGTCTCAGGGTTGCCGTTGCAATATCCGGGAATCCTTATCTGGCATTCGCGACCACGCGCTTCTTTTCGGAGATTCACAGATCGAGACATTGCTGACCTCCGCCGGTGATCAGTCGATCCCGTTTCTGAAAGTCTGTCGGGCTGCTGATCCAGTGCGCCGCGCGGATAGTGGTAGCCTGCTCTGGAGAATGGATGATGCGGCGGTGATCTTCCGGCAGGTTAGCTACGCACGCCGGGCAGTGATCAATGGTTTCGACAATGCAGCCACCGCGACGACGGCAGATATGCATGGTACTTTTCAGGGTGGCGCACTGGCGGCACATGGGCGCGTCACAGGTGTAAGGTTCAAACGGAGATATGCATTCCGGCTGATGTTCACCCGGCGGATAACCCAGATGGCCATCGCAGAGCAGCGTCACGGGCGCACCGCAGAAAAGGCAGTTTTCTTTCTTCATTGGGCCACCCCGACCAGCTTTATCGCTGCCCGTTTGATTTGTGTCAGGATCATGCGGCCTGTGGTTTCGAGTTCTTCCCGGCTGATATAGCTCGTTGCCTGTCCTCTCCATGTTTTATCAAAAATCGCGATCGCCATACCGAAACCGGCAGAGGATTCAGACGGCTCACCGTCAGCGGGAATATACCAGTCAGGAAGGTCAAAGCTGATGCGCCCGCGAACGAAGGCGATATGATCGGCATTTTCAGGCCACCAGCTTTCACTGGTCGCTGATTTTATGAAGAAAACATACCGCCCGCCTCGCTCCCGCATGACGGCCGTATGCTGCATGATCGGTACCATGCCGGTGATATACTGGCCTTCGAATTGAGTGGCGCGGCTGTATGGTGGGTTGGCATATCCTGCGCCGCCAAGAGTAGCCAGCCGGGCCGACCAGTCCTGTGCCAGTGCATTGTTTTCTGCCGTGTAATAGGCGTCACATTTAGCGTTGTGGTCGTCAGCGAAGAGGTCGAGTGTGAATGGTCCAAATCTGGCATTTATGCCCCACCATATAGCATCCGGTGTACACCACTGATCCCCCACCTCTTTCAATTTATGACGCTGACGGCTGCGCAGTTCTTCCAGTGCCCTGCAGTATGGATTATGTTTCACGCGGCATACTCCAGGAGCTGAGCAGCAACGTTTTCGACTTCGGCTGGCGAAGAGAATTTACGGAACAGGATCCAGTTCCATAAAACATTCAGGGCTGATTTATACAGCTGCTGAAATTCTATTTCGTCCATGTTGGCAAACGAAATTGACCTTGCCCGGCGGTTACGGCTGCCATCAGGATAGACGTGCTCGGTGTAATATCCGGCCTGAATGGTTACCCATTCGCGGTAGGCTTCAAAGGATTTGAGCAGGGCAATGTCCTGCGTACGGGTATGAGCGGCATCGGCAAGGTACTGTTCTGCTGCATTTGAAAGCGCGACACTGTGGTGCTGCCCCACCTGCAGACAGAGAAAATCAACAAAACCGTTTACCAGCTGGCGCTCTTCCGGAAGAATAGCGCCACCCGCCGGGGTCCAGTACTCAAAACCAAGCTGAAGAAGTTTGAAGAAACGTTTATGAAACTGGTAATTGCGGACACGTTTGAACTCGGCGTGTATCCACTCACCGATTTTAATACGTTGCAGAAAATCGCTGGCCTCGGGCGTTGCCGGGGTCAGTAGTACGGGACTGATCTTTTGTAGTTGAATCTGTGCCATCGGCTTTCTCCGGTGACACAGTGGTTTCTCAGCAGGCTGTTCAGACCTGTTTCAAGATTATAGTGGATTATCGGCATCATCAACAGCCGGTAATCCGGCAGTTTTTCGCGCCTGGGCCATCTGTTGAAGACTGGTAACAAATTCGCCTGGTTTCAGCACAAAGCCAAATATAACATCACCGAATTCATTCCTGTAAAGCACGACGGGCCTTGTGCTGCTGTTAAGGCCACGGATTGAGTGGTCAGGTATGATCATCACTTTGCTCCAGCATGTTTTTGGGATCCGTTACTTTCCTTCGCGCGTCCCGTTAAGTTAAGTCAACGCTTCGCTTATCTCAATCAACCCATTAGGAAAATTTGAGATAAGTGGCATCAACTCACTGTATATAAAGCCAGTATAATTAACCAGTGATCATCGCCTTTTTTTTGACCATATCGAGATAAATCAGTTATTTGTGTATTTTTTGTGCGGCTGTTTAGCGAAGCGATAAATTCAATTCTAGAATGACGGGGAATGTTTCATGAAAGGGGAATGGGTGCCTGAGAACGCCAAAGCCAAACACGGCGGTGGCGGGGATTGCTCCCCGCCGGTTGCCCTTACTGGTTGGATTCGTAAGCCATTACAGCCGCAACCTCCCTGTTACCATCCCGTATTCGCAGTTCGTAAAGTGAATGCCGGGTCAGCAAAGTGAATGCCAGTATCGTCAGGCAGACGATAACAAGACACCAGATAACAGAATTTTGCGGCTTCATGGTTGCTTCTCCTTGACCTTTCGGTCTGTAAGAGGCTAACCTGCATGTGTCTAGCATACGAGGGGCCTCGGGTTGATTTATCAGCTCGGGGCTTTTCTCTTTCTGCTGTCAGCAAATGCTTAAGGCAGAAAGCCTCAAGCACCCGCGGCGATTATATCTCACTTTATTAATGATGACACTGCGTTACGACTCCCCGCCCAGCGCCTCAAAGATTTCCTCTGCCAGCTCTTCACCATCTGCATAATCGACATGACAGTGGGCGATAAACAGATCCCAGTTCTCTTCCAGGAACTGGCGCACCGTCAGCGCCTGAAAATCATCAAGTTCGGACATAGGCTCCCCTCAGTTTTTAATATGACGCATCATAAAGAATGCGAAGGCTACAACTGCTACAAGAAAAGATATAACTACGATCCCATGTATCATACTGATACCTCCACGTACTGTGTGATAGGGACAGTTTGCGATTATTCAATACTGAAATAGCCCCTAATATCAGGTTCAGTCAGGAGATCACACTCTCTCCCTGAAATACGCTACTGCCGCTTTTTTGCGGCTAATCTGACGTGCGATGTTTTCTATCTGTGAAAGCCAGCGCATTTCGTTTCTGAGTTCGCGGCGGCGCTGGCGCACCCAGGCCACGGTCGGGAATTCCAGCACATCTTCCGGAGCGGACCAGACAACCTTCAAAGGCGTCTGGTTTGCTGTCGGGGCGGTACTGGTACTTTCTGGCTCAGAACTGGTGCTTTCCGGTGCAACACTGGTGCACTCTGGTGTCACCATTACTGAAACTGGTAAGTTTTCTGGCTTAACTGGTAAAGATTGTGGTTTATCTGGTAATGATCCCGGCTCCGCTGGCAGGCGCCAGTGCGCCCCTTCCCTGTTTACAGCGCCCTCATCCTGCAGCTAACGCAGCATCTTCAGGGCATCGGCAGCATCAATTTTCATAATGGCCGCCAATTCACGCACGGTGGCTTTGCCGGTTCTCGCAAGAATATCAGTCAGTTTTTCCATTAGTCTTTTCCCCCAGGTCAGTGTGCCCGTGCTGCACGCAGCAGACGGTCGAATTCGTTAAACCGGTTGATGTACGCCAGTTCGGCCTCGCAGAAGCGGACCGGCATGCGTGATTTACCCCCGCCGCTGCGGCCGGTTACCGCCGCCGAACGCTCATAAAATCTCTCGCTGACGCTGCGCAGATGATAGGTACGATGCTTTCCACGTAGTGACGTTTCCATGCGACAGTTTGGTGAGTCCTTCAGGGTCTTGAGTGCAACCCACAGACTTTCAGGGTCATAGCCTGGATACATCTCGCGCAGCAGCGCGTGCATGTCCGGCACCGTCAGCGTTTTGCCCAACATGAGTTGTGCCAAGTCCGCGCCAGTAATTTTTGTCGGTCTTCCCACTGTGAATCCTCCCGTTTTTCAAAATTTATTGCCGATAAGGCTGTTCCGCACCTGAGATCTGAAACTACTCCAGGTGAAATTTACCCAAATACCTTTGTCCATCTTCAAACGGTCCACCACGCGCTCACCTAACGAGGCAGCCAGCTCGTCATAATTCAGGTTGGTCAGCACACCAACAGGCTTCATCGCTGCCAGACGACGATTTACGATTTGATTGAGCAACACTTTCTCGTGCTGCGAACCCTTCTGGATCCCGACTTCATCCAGCACCAGCAGGTCAACACGATCCAATTCGTCGAGCAACGCAGCCTCTGATTGGTCGCCGTCATAACAGGCCCGTACGCGCAACATCAGGTCGGCTACAGTGACGATAAGCACCGAGTGATTTTGTACCAGCAGGTAATTTCCTATTGCTGCTGCAAGATGGTTTTTCCCGGTGCCAGGGTTGCCGCTAAAAACAAAGCTCGTGAAGCCGTTGCCAAAGTTCATCGCATAGCTCTTTGCCAGGCTGAGAGCATGGCGCTGGCCTTCGCCTTTCACTTCGTAATTTTTGAACGTGCAGTTCCGGTGCAGGTTCTGGATCCCCGAACGACCAAGAATTTTATCGGCCCGGACTTTCTGATTAAGTAGGTCAACTTCAGCAGCCCTTTTACGCCCCTCCTCGTCCTGCCAACGTCGCCATTCTTCAGCGCTGGAAAACTTCGGCTGGACACCTGCCGGGATAAGTTTTTTTAGCCGCTCCAGTGCGTTTCCCGCCGAAACGTTTTTCATGCCTACCCCGTGAAACCGTCAGGAATCGAATTGTCAGGCTGGGATACCGCGTTAACATCGCGTGAGCCTGATCGTGAAGCCGGAATATCCTTCGGGGGATACAATCCCTGATATTCTCTGGCTATGCTGTGCCGAATAACCTGCTCGGGGGGAATACCCTCTCCCCGATATTTGTCCAGTTCGCGAATTGATCCGTTTGCCCCTTGCGAAGTTTTAATCGGTTTGCGCAGAGCCTTACGGTATTCAACCCACTCTGCCCAGAGAGCCGGGGAAAGCCATTCGGGCAATTCAACCGAAAATGGGTCGAATTTATTTTTTGCCGGTTGCTCCTTGGGGGGTATGGGGGGATCTTTTAATTTTTTATCTTCCTCTTCCTCTTCCTCTTCCTCTGGTAACGCTTTTTGATCTGCTGGTGTAACGCTTACCGCGTTACTTTTAGCGTTACTATTGCGTTTCAGATTACGTGATTTATTTACACGCTCATTTGTAAGCGCACGATTTTTAGAGTTTTTCCCGTTATGCCTCTCAAAGTTAACGAAGAAAAGTGAATCATCCTCCTGAATAAGCCAACCTGCATGAATAAGTGCATCAGCGAACCCAGGCATAAAAGCAATACGGTCTATTGCGATCTTACTGAGTAAAGATGCGTTACTCTTGCATTCCATTTGTTCTGTATCAGTAACGCTATCTGCGTTACTTATTGCGATCTGTTGATCGGCCCAGACCCATAATCGGATTAATTTTCCGAGCACCATATCAGGATCAATATTCAATTTTTCAGAGATTAGAAAAATCTCTGGTTTATCAGGCGTTATTACTTCGACCTTGATCCAGTTTGAAGCCATATATGAAACTCACTTGTAACGCTTGATGCGTTACTTCATCGTTACTGAATGCCAAAACTTGGCGATATACCTGCTCTTGCCGCTGTCATTGCGGCTACACGGATTGCTGTAATAGCCTCGTCTGCCTCACGTAATATTTCCGTAGGTGCTGCGCCGAGATTTATTGCATTAATCGCGTCAACAAATTCTTTTGTCGCAACAGCCACCAGATATGCAGGACTATGTGGACGTAGTAATCTGGCACGGCGCTCTGTCGGTAACGCAGCTATTGCAGCTTGCTTCAAACCCTCTGCCTGCGGTGCATATCTCGGACCATCGAATCCCCTGAAAATACGCTTCACTCGCTGAACGGCATTTCGAAGCCCATCGCCGGTATTTACCGCCGGAAGAATATCGCCACCATCATCAGCGTGATATTGATCTGCTATGGCCATCCCAACCACCTTCCATCCATCTTCAAGCGCCCAGGCTTCAAGTTCAGATGCGACAGCATCAATCGGAGGACTGATTTTCATGATTCAGTTCCTCTTCCCTTTTTGCTTTAGCATGACTGTCGTAACAAATTGGGTCATAAACTAACGAACCATTGGAAGCCGTTTGAAGTCGCATTGCTCTTCCTTCCGGAACAAGTTCACCCCATTTGTAGATCGACGGAAGTTTTACTCCTGCAGCTGTGGCCAGCTTACTTTTACTTCCAAAAAATTTAAGCGCATCCCTTGTGTACATAAATCTGCCTCTAAAATTAGCCATAGCTAATAAGATATACACTAGTCATAACTTGATCAAGGGATATTAGTATTAGCTAACTATGACAATACAAGACATGACTATTGGAGAGCGCATCCGCTCTCGTCGCAAAAGCCTTGGTCTGACTCAAAAATCCCTCGCAAAAGCCTTGAAGATCTCCGACGTATCGGTGTCTCAGTGGGAAAGGGATACCAGCGAGCCGACAGGGAAAAATTTGCACGCCTTATGTAAAGTGCTGAGATGTTCAGCTGCTTGGATTCTTTTTGGGGATGAGAGCAGAACTCCAGAGGAACCGAGTGACAAACTTGTTCAACTGGAAGAACGGCAGCAGGAGCTACTTGATCTCTTTGATGCGATAACTGATACAGAGCAAGAACAATTTCTTAACGAGCTTAGAGCCCGAGTCATAAACAACCAAAATCTACTTGAAGAACTCTTAAAGGCTAAGAAACGTAGTCTGAAAAAATAACACTCTATTTTTCAATGTGTTATGTTTTTTTACGCCCAAATACCAAGTTATAGCTAAATTTTATGTTGATCTAACACTTAGCAATAGCTAATCTCACCCTATCGAAACCACACAGTGATTTCTCAGATAACACGTTCCGCCAGCCCGGCGATAAGGGCACAACACAGGAGATAGGCAATGGGTGAGCAGGAATTGAAACACGTAATCGCGTTGTTACTGGAAGACGCAAAGCGGATTCAGCAGTTAGAGCCAAATGCAGGCACTGAGGCCCGAATCTGGCTGGCGAAAGAAGCCCTGGAATCAGGGGATGAAGCTAAAGAAGATCCAGTCTCACCCGTACAAAGAATGGCTGACGCTATTACTGAGATTAGGGCACTGCAGTTACATAACCCTGTAATCGAAAGGCCGTTAAAAAAGCTAATCTGCGCTGCCGATCAGCTCCTTGGCAATCAGTAAAAGTTGGTACTCAACAGTAAGCGGCTTGCTGGGAGATGCGGATTTAACGGCTGGATGGCGAGCAACAATAGCCTTACTTAATGAATCACGCTGCTCGGGAGAAAGGACCTTTATAAGTTCTTCAAGAACTAAAACGACCGCTTCAAGTCGGGATGAAGTTAATGCGGGTTCGCTTTTCTCAAGCATTTCGGATAGTTGACTCATGTTTTTCCTTACTGGCTGTGTGAGAACTCCAGTATACCACCACCGCCTGAGGTGGAAAAACAATCAGGCGCTCCACAGAATATATGGAGCCAAAATTTAAAAAATTTAGCTGACTGTCAAAACAGAGAACCGATGCTCTCATTGCGACCATCCATGATTACTGCTTACGGCCAGCTAAACCCAAAACGATTTTTATGCCCTCACCAGGGGAACGGTTCTCTTTGAGAACGCCGGAACCGTAACCGGCATTCAAATTAAGGAGATTACAATGTACGGTACAGCATTAATGCCACGTCATGCCGTAGTTCCCGGCATGATGATCAAATATAAAGGTAAATACTGGCGGGCCTCAGCTAATATCGCGAAGGGGTTATATGCTATGACGCCATCGGAAGTTACAAAAATCACCAGTAATGTAATTGAAGTCATGCTGAATAAACGCGGACTACCACTTATTAATTAACTTCAGCCACACCATGGAAATATATGCCGCTAACCCGGCAGGACCATACTCAATCTGAAATAAGGAAAAGCCATGAAAACTATCAGTGCAGAATTCAACATTACCACATTAATTAAAATACCTCTGACATCCGTTTTCTATTTCACGCAGGGTGAAACGGAGCTCGGTTATATTGCCGCAGAAGAAACGCTTTGCGGCGGAAAATCTTTTACCACTTTTACTCCGTTCACCAGCACCGGCCCTATGACTGAAACGCGCTGCTTTGAATGCGCCATCGAAATGCTGATTAAGCGCCATGCCGGGGACCGCGATTTTAAGCCCTGCGATCGCCGTGATGAAGCGCGCGGGATCATCATCCAGGTCGTCGCTGCACGTTTAACTCCCTCTCCGCTCCACTGATTCACAGCTGCCCCGTTCATGGGGCACTGCAACCGCGTGCGCATTATTCAGTGTTCAGGCGGTTGTGGTGTAGCTCAGCGGAAGCAGCCCCGGCTTTGGCACAGGGTACGGGAGGTCGCCGGTTCGAATCCGGTCATCACGACTTCATCCATTTTACTGTGTGTAGTCCTTCCCCGCCGGTATAGCGGGGCTTTTTAAAGCGCATTAACCCGTGCGCTTCACAAAGTTTAATAAGGAGACGTTATGCAGACATTTTCTATATATCTACGCCCGGAGGATCCCACGTCCGGGCTTCCCGAATACGCAACCTGCGTTGAAGCGCGTGCGGCATGGCTTGCTAAATCCCAGGCTATGGCCATGCTCGATGAGCTTGCCCTGGATACTGCCCATCAATACGCGGAGCCGCTGCTGTGTGAAGACAGCCCCGGCCTTCCCCGCCCGGCCATGAACGTGCTCAGCACTGACTTTCTCAAAACCTGTTACTGGGATGAAGAAAATCAGGTTTTCGCAGAACGCGCAGATACGGCCAGCAAACCGGTGAACTACAACGCCCTTTCCTCTGATCAGAAAATGGCGGTGCTGGTGCGTCATGGCACTACTGAAATCAACAGCGAACAGCTGAAAGACGCACTGCAGCTGCTCAACGATGAGCGGGATACACCGGAAGGCCATATCGTCGAATCGCTTATTCGCACAAAGGGCATTGCCGCCATGTATCCGGAAGTGGTGCTCGAGCTGATCGGCGAACTGGCTAATCATTTTGATGGTGCCGACAACTGGTCACTTATGAAAGCCTTCAATGAGAAATGGCTAAAAGACCGTCAGGCTTCACGCAAAGATAGCGGGGATAAGGTTACCACCCTGCGCACTACATCGGGCACCAAAGCCGGCGGTAATAATCCGACCGACCGCAGTCCTGATCTGACCCACGATTTTCGCTCACTTAATCTCGACATTGCGCTGGGTATAGTTTCCCGCTCACAGGACTTCGACATTTACAATCTGCGCAGCGGTACGATCAACCGCGCACGCGATATCGTGAAGCTGAAAGAAAAGCCTTGGGGTGCCTGGAGCGCGGCGATGTCTGCCACCCCCGGTATTCTGGATTTCTCCCGTGCCATTATCATCTACGCCATAAAAACCGCGCCGGATGACATTCATCTTACCCCCGGCGCTCTGCAGACCTACATCAATAAAACCCTGACCGAAACCGACCACGCTAATCCGGATCCGGAAATTGTGGCCATCGCGTGCGGCCGTCTAACTGAAGCAGAAGGAGTGCAAAACAATGAAACCGAACAGAACCCGGCAGTCGAAGAATGCGTACTGGCTGATGCAGCGCAACCGGCTGGAGCAGTGGAACCGGATACAGACCAGCCGGATGGCGCAGCGTCGAGCGTGGAGAGCGTACCACCTGTAACAGTACGCACCGGCCCGTTTTATGCCTGCAATGAGGCTGGGGAGGTTAAGCGCTGCAATAAGCAGAAGGCGCTGGAAGGTCTGCTGACTCAGGGTTTTACCGAAATCACTAAAGATGAATATCTGCAACGGAAAAACAAGCCTGCAGCACCAGCTATCCCCCCCACTGAGGCTACTCCACAACCCGACCAGAATAAGCCCGTAGTGAATGCTCTCGGTAATGGCCGCTTTAGCATTGAGGGGCTGATTTTGACTCAGAACCCGGAACCACAGGCATCTGATCCTGCCCCCGCAAGTGAGGTTGAAAAACCAGAAAACGCCAAGCCCGCGCCGTCTGCAGAAACATTTCAGTCAATCGGTGCGGCTTTAGAAAAAGATCTGGCTGAAGTCGGCGATAACATGAAAATCTGGCGCACCGTGATGCGCACGGATCCTCGTTATACCAAAGACCTCGCAGGAGCTGGGTTTGAGGGAACGAGCATCAATGCTGAATACATGATTATGCGCGCAACGGAGATTTTCGGTCCTGTTGGTACTGGCTGGGGATATGAGGTTGTCGAAGATCGCATGTTGCCAGGTGCTCCAATGAGCGAAGCAATTTACGAAGATAAGAAGTTCATCGGAAACAGAATCCTTAGGGATGGTGACGGCACGCTCATCACCGAACAAAACCACAGTATAAAAATTAAATTCTGGTACGCGATAGAGGGAGAAGTACGCGGGGCAGTTGAAGCGTATGGTGCCACAAAATACCTCTACAAAACTAAACATGGGATCACCTGCGATGGAGAGGCGCAGAAAAAATCGCTTACCGATGCCATTAAAAAAGCACTTTCTCTCCTGGGCTTCTCTGCTGATGTCTGGCTGGGCCTCTATGACCAGGCCGAATATAAGCAGGAAACCGCCCTTGAATTCGATATCCGCAATGCCAGCGATAAAGCGGAAGACGTCACGCGTATCCGTAAAGAGCTGGATGAGAAATTCAAGCTGAACACTGACACCATGCGCGCAGCTGTTACCCCCAATGAAGTCTCCGGCATTGCTTCTGCCCTCACCCGCGTTATGGGTATTCACCTCAAAGCAGCGCGCGAGAAAGCTGACACCGAATATGCCAAATATCTGGAAGGCCGCCTGCGCCGCCTCGAAGAAGTCAAAGCAGAATGCCTCGCAAAACTGCAGGAGAAAGCAGCATGAGCAATCGTACCATCGACCTCGCTTTAGAGCTCAGCAAACTTGAATCCCTTGCCGCTGAAGGCGGGGGTCTCACCCCCGAAATGATTGCTGACACCCTATAAGGCATTGAGGGGATGCTGGAAGACAAGTTCGACGCAACCATGAATGTTATCCGTGATTTTGATGCAAAAGCGGAAGCCTGCAAAAAAGAAGCGGCGCGAGTAAGCGAGCGGAAAAAACACTGGGAGCGCCAGGTTCATGCGCTCAAAAGTTACCTGCTGCAGTGCCTGCAAGCCAGCAACCGCACCACCTTCAAAACCACCCTCAACACCTTCACGGCCCGCAAAGGTGGCGTAAGCCTGAAGATCGATAACGTGGATTTACTGCCGGATGAGTTTGTCGAGTCTCATACGGAGGTGGTTACCACAACAAAAAACGACGAACTGAAAAAAGCATTGCTGGAGCTGGCTACCAAAATAGAAGCGGCCCGCGCTGCCGGCGAAGAACCAGACCCGGAATTGCTCAGGACTATTCCCGGTGCCCACCTCGAAACAGGATCCCCAACTTTACAGGTTCGTTAATCAGCTGCGGCCCGCGTGGCCGCCCTGAGGGAAATCGTTATGGCTGTACAACATTTTAACACGATCGATGCAACGGCGATCACATCATCCCCGAACGGGAAATACGTTCTGGCCAGAGACTACGACGCTCTTCTGCAGCAGAACGTCCAGATGCGCAAGGCAATCGAATTTGCCATCGCGCCAGACCTCTGGACGCTGATTTGTGTTGATGAGAGAGCATGGCGCTATAAGCGTGGTGCTCAGAAATATCAGGAGGTGTTGCGAAATGCCCTTGAATTCACTGGCGATAAGGAAATTTGAGATGAAACGTGAATTACGCTACGGCGGAAATGTTGAATGGTTTTTGAACGATATTGCAGCCGTTGAAATGAGTGACATCGACTCAGGTGAGTTTGAAATCTATGTAGAGGATGAAGCTGGACGCGAGGCCTGCACCTACATCGACATTACAGAACTGACCGCTGACGCTGCGCAGATGATTGGTGAGCAGCGCGATCAACTGCAGGCGGCTGAACATCTGGCCGAGTTGCGTGGTCGGCAAAATCTGGACACGCAGAGAAAGCTAGACGCGCTGGCGGCTGAGAATGCCGTGATGCTGAGGCTTTTGACGGATAAGGATGGTGAGTGATGGCTATCAAATCTCCAAAGCGCATGGCCGATTGGGTAGGTTCGCGCGTGAAGACGCTATACGCAATGGAAAACGGCTACGCAAAAATGCCAGCGGGTTCAGTGGCGGTGGTCACCGGTGTCAGTCGTGGTTTCAACCTGGAGTTTGCCCCTTGTAGTTGCTGCAGCATGACCGTCAAAGTCAGCCGCGTACGCCCCGAGCATCTGGAAATTGTATAGTTGAAATCAGCAGAACGCGTGGAGGGTGACCAGTGAACGCAGAAGAGAAGCAGGCGCTGATTGAGTGGTTAAAATCGCAGATTCATAAGCTGGAAACAGCATGTGATGAAATACCTTTCGGGTTGGATGCGGACGATGCATTGCAGCTGCAGGCTATGCACGCAACTCTCGCCGCACTGACTGCGAAGCCAATCGGATATATCGATCCAGCAACGCTGAAAGAATATCGCGGCAAGCGTGCAGGTGGAAGCTGGTCAGCCGAACCAAAGTCAGGTGAGTACAACCAGACACTGCCGATATTCACCACGCCGCCCGTTGCGGCGCTAGAGCAGCCGCACCACAACGGCATGATGATGCTGTCTCAGAAGCTGGCAGCAGCAGAGGCGAAATTGGCAGAGCTGGCGAAGCAGCCGCCGGTTGGTAACTTTTACGAAGACGGCCCGGGAAACTGGTGGCAGATAGGCCCGCACGACAAAGTTCCGCACGTTACACCTCTATTCGACCGCCCCGCGCCCGCCGCTGACCTGGCCGAGCTGGTGCCGGATGGGTGGAAATTGGTGCCGGTTGAGCCAACAGAACGCATGGTAATTGACGGGTTCGAATCCGAGCCTAATGAATTCTTTAGCTCGTCAGAAGAATGGGAAGCATATGAAGCAATGAGTGGTTGCCGGCAAGCAACTCATCGGGCGCGCCTTTGCTGGGCGGCGATGCTGGCAGCAGCGCCTAAGGTCAGCGAGTAATGAGCGAAGTTGCAGAAATTCTTTACGGAGAACTATCTGATGGGGCGTTTTTCGCCCCTGCATCCTCCGACCTAGTTGATTCACTGATCGGCCAGTACAAGCAACTCAGGGCCGATATAGAAATGATGTCCGGGTTAATTAACACGCACCATGCATCCGTACACCATTTTCTGGAAGGTAACCAAGACCGCGACCGGCGCCATTATTACGGCGGTGTCAGTGCGCTATTTAAACTCGAAGGCGCTATAGCCAGTCTGAATGCAACCTTCTGGCAAAAAGCCCTGAATATGACCGACGTATACGAGTATATGCCGAACAACCGACGCACCGAGTGGAACGAGCAGATCCGGGAAATGAAAACGCCCGACTTCGAAGAAGAAACTGTGCGGCCGACAATCATGGAATTACTTAACTCACGCCAGAAATTTTTCTCTGAACGTGTGGACGGTATTTTCCGCGCTCTTTCCGGTGATCATGTTACCAACAGGCCGGAAGGTTTCGGCAAACGCATGATCCTCTCGCGGGTGTTCACCGAGTACGGAACGACTAATCACAGTATGAGCGGCTATATTCAGGACTTGCGGCAGGTGATTGCTAAATTTATGGGCCGCGATGAACCTCGCTGGCGTGTAACTGACGACGCATTACATGAAGCCCGATGCCGCCACGGTGAATGGCTGGTGCTGGACGGTGGGGCGTTGCGTGTCCGAGCATTTCTGAAAGGTACAGCTCACCTCGAAGTCCACCCGGATATGGCCTGGCGGCTCAACTGCATCCTGGCGCACCTGTACCCGCTGGCGATCCCGCCACAATTCCGCCAGAAACCAAAGAAAAAGCTCAAAGATTTTGTGCTGATGAGCAAACCGCTACCGTTTGCCGTTCTGGAAGTACTGGCAGGGCTGAAGGCTGAGCGGCACACTCCGATTCATCGCAACCGCTGGGATGAGCCTACACAGCCTCTGACCACCAATCCGTACAACCGCCGATTTGACTGGCGCGACGAAGACAAAGCGATTCGGGGCCAGGCGGGGAAAATACTGGAAACCATCGGTGGTGTGCTGATCAAAGCGGGCCCAAATAAAAATATCAACATCTGGGAGTTCGACTATGACCCCGCCCGGGTGCTGGGCGAGATTATCGCGTCCGGGTGTATTCCTGATCATCAGTCGCACCAGTTTTACCCTACCCCTGAATCGCTGGCTGAATGGGCAGTTTCCGAAGCCGATATTCAGCCTGGCGATTCGTGCCTGGAACCGAGTGCCGGTACCGGAAACCTTGCCGTACTGATGTCGGCAGACCAGACCCAATGCGTGGAAATATCAGCGCTGCACTGTCGGGTACTGGAGGCGAAAGGTTACGCCGTCAAACAGGCTGATTTCATCCAGTGGGCCGAAGCCACCAGCAGCCGATTTGACAAAGTGGTAATGAACCCACCGTTCAGCGAAGGAAGAGCCAAAGCGCATGTGGAAGCTGCTGCAAACCTGGTTAAACCCGGCGGTCGCCTTGTGGCCATCCTGCCGGGAAGTATGCGGAAAAAGGCTATTTTGCCTGGCTGGTCATGTAGCTGGTCCGGGTTAATTGATAACGAGTTTGATGGTACCGGCGTTTCAGTCGTCATGCTGAAAGCCGATCGTAAGTGATTTTTAGAAATCAGTTTTAATGCCGGTATTATTTTATAGTGCTGTCCGGCTAAGGGTAACTCTATGCCACAAGTTATTTACAGCGAAAAGTGGATGGTCGCATCGTTGCTTATGCAAAAAACCGGGTTAACCGAGAGGCAAATTAAAGCCCTTCGCCTCAATCGGTTCGTAGAGGGAGTACATTTTAAACGTTATTCCCTTACCGGGGGAGAGGATAAAGGGAAAGCATTAATCTGGTACAACTACCCATGCATAAATGAATTAATTGAGGAGTCATGATGTTTCCGACCGGTGTTGAATTGCACAACAACAGAATTCGAATCAGTTTCCAGTTCCGAGGTATTCGATGCCGGGAAGTACTAAAGGGGTGGATTGTCACAAACGCGAATATAAAAAAAGCGGGCAACCTTCGCGCAAGGATAGTAAGTGAAATACAGATGGGAACATTTGTATACAGGAAAGAATTTCCGGACTCAAAAGCAGCATTAAAATTCGAACCTTTTAAAAGAGTTTCCACTTTTGGTGAACTGGCTTCAGTATGGTACGAAAACCATAGGATTGAGTTATCTCCGAATGCGGCACGGAGTTATCACACTATAGTAAAACTGCTTGAGAAACTGATTGGGATTAATACTCAACTGTCATCAATAACAAATAGTGATATTTTAAAGTGGCGGAAAGAACTGTTGATGGGTGAAACGAGTTACCCGTTAGAGGTTAGAAAAAACAAAACTGGTCGAACTGCTCGAACGGTAAATTTTTACCTTGCAATTTTGAAGCAAATAATGAACTTCGCTTATACTAACAAATATATTGAAAACGTACCTCATGATGGGATTAAAAGGCTACGCAAAGGCCAGATCAAACCTGACCCGCTGTTGAAACATGAATATCAGCAACTGATCGATGCAGCACCTGAAAAGCAGAAAAATCTGTGGCAGTTTGCGGTCTACACGGGCATTCGGCCAGGGGAACTCTGTGCGCTTGCCTGGGAAGATATTAATATCGAAACCGGAGAAGTACATATTAGCCGCAATTTAATTCAGTTAGGCACGTTCGGCCCACCAAAAACTAAGGCTGGTTATCGAACAATAAAATTGCTGGGGCCTGCACTGAATGCTCTCATAGCTCAGAAAAAGCTCACTGGAAACTTTCCTAAAGTTCCTGTATCAATCCAGCATCGTGAGTACGGGGTAACTGAGACACAGATGCTTCATTTTGTGTTCATGCCGAGAATGCAACGTGGTGTTCAATCTCCCCATTACTCCGTACACTCAATAAAATCTATCTGGGATAAAGCTGTTAAGCGGGCGGGTATTCGCCGCAGACGCCCTTACCAGACGAGACATACATTCGCGTGCTGGATGCTATCTGCCGGAGCAAATCCAGCCTTTATAGCTGAGCAAATGGGCCATGAAAACGCGGAAATGGTTTACACAGTTTATTCAACCTGGATTAATGCCCTTGATGGTGATCAGGTCGAAATGCTGAACCAGCGCATTGGAAGATTTAGCTCTGTTGTCCCCATGGTGCCCCTTTCGGTGAAGGCAGCTGGCTAAATCATTGATTTTTAGGCAAGGAAAATGAAGAAACTTTTTATTCAGTTTTATCTGCTGCTGTTTGTCTGCTTTCTGGTGATGGCGCTGCTGGTGGGGCTGGTCTACAAGTTCACCGCTGAACGTGCGGGCCGCCAGTCAATGAATGACCTGATGGCCAGT